AAAGAGATAAAAAAAGATTTGAAACAACAAAAGAAAGCAGAGAAACTTGGTTGGAAAGAAGTGTTAGAGTTTTGGCCACTATCAATCGTGGTACCAAGTATGATACTGTTAATACTAATAGGAGCAAGTACACAATAATGAAATACGGTGAAGACAAAATAGTAAAAGAAATACACGATTATATTAAATCAACTTACAGTGAACATTACAGTACAACTAAAGATGGTTTTCAAGTACAAGATATGTTAAGACATTTAGGTATTGACAAAGACTTCTGTCAAGCCAACGCTATCAAGTATCTTGCTAGATATGGTAAGAAGAATGGTAAGAATAGAAAAGATTTATTAAAAGCAATCCACTACATTGTTTTATTGATGAGTAGTGAAGACAACAAATAGGAGAAAATATGGACACACAAACAGATATAGTTTTAATAAAAGAAGACTTAGGTAAAAATCTTTACAGAAGTAAAAAATATTATACACTTGTTATTGAGCAAGATGTGTTGGCAGATAACAAAGATGACGCTGATAAAAAGTTTACAGAGTGTGGTTTAAATCACTCAAAAGTAAATAATGAAATTACAGATGAGAAGGACGGAGTGTCAACATATATGGTTGATGCCAATTATTCAGATTCAGATACAACAGAATACATTGGTAAAGTATCTTATACAGATGATGAGTATGCTGAAGAAAACGGTGATGTAGAAATAGATCAATATGCTGATGAGGTTGATATACCACATGAGGTAGATGTTCAATTAGAATTAAACGCAGACCAAGAAAGAGGTAAGTAATGGCTGAAGATGTGTTAGGTTATTCATCACACGACTGGCGTAAAAATACAGATGACGCTATTGTCACAGATGATGTAAATAATCCAATAGTACCTAAAACTATGAAAGTGAATAATAGTAGAGTCATATTTACTAATCCAAAAACTTTAAAAGAAGAAACTGTTGATGTATCAAGGTTGATAAGAGTTTTTGTAAACAACCAAGAGAACCATAAAAGGAGTGTAAAATAATGATGCATGATTTAGATAGACCATTAAACGATTTAAAAGAGATTAAAGAGTCAATGTCCAAAGACATAGCTGAAACAGTTAAATTGATTGATACAAAAATCAAAGAGTATGAAACTGATATTGAAGCAGTAGAAGAATATTTAAGAACGGAACAAGGTAGACCTGAAGCCACTATAAATGATGATACCATACATGATGGTGAAGTAATGGGTGTCACAGGATTGGATAAGTAATGCCATTTGGACCAACAACATTAAGAAATAAAAGGGAAGAGTTTGTATTACAAAATATAGAGTATTACAAAGTCACAGAATACATGGGTAGGTCTAATTGGAAAAGACATTACTTTGATACTTACAAAGAAGCTGTAAAGATGTTTAAAAAACTAAAAGAAGGCAAAAGAAAGATATTAATATATGCTTGTAGAAATGACGAGTTAGGTGAAATTTCAACAGGACTAAATGATAGGTTTATAAATGAGTAATCAAAGACCAGCAAAGATAGAAAAGAAATTAGATAGAAATGGTGACATGCAAGTCTTCAAGTTTTTTAAGACTGCACAAAAGTTATTAGAAGATTCAGATAGTCACCCAGATGCACCTTTTTATATGGAACAAATGGTTGACTGGTTAAGAAGTGGTAAACCATTACCCACTAGTGAAGAACAAATAACAAAGGCTTTGGGTCTATAATGGCGTATTTTAGGGGGGTATGTAGTATCGAGTCGTGTACGAAATACCAATATATGGGTCGCTCAGCGGCACAAAACCTAGTAAAATCAACGATTTTTAGAGGGTTGACATTTAAATCAATACCTGATAGTATTAAGACATTATTAACAACTAACAAAGGACTATAATATATGATGTACACAAAAGAACTACTTTTCAATGAGTTTAAAGAAGTGACTAAAAAAGATCAATCAAAGAATAAAGAAACATTTACACACAGAATCGCTTATCTTACTTCTCTAAAAGAAGATATGATACAGTCGCCTAGAAATTTCAATAACATTTCTATCAATACAGATCAACTACAGAATTTGATTGATGATTGGTCCGCTCCTAATCCGAGAGATGCTACTTACATGAGAGGTTTCGGTATGACATACGCTGAGAAAAAAGCAGAAGAAGAAGCTGAGTATTATGATTTGACTAAAGGCGAAAAAGTCTATATGAAGAAGAAGAAAGAAGATACAGATACAGTACACTAATGAATAAGAAAGAAAAACTAAAAGTGTTGACAGAGAAATACGATGCCTGGGTGAGATCCCTAGGTGTCAACATTGACTCTGATTACAATTCATTTGATGGTTATGATATGCCAAACTATACTTGTAGGCCATCAGTACCAACGAGTGACAGAATAGTAGGTGATACTAAAAAGAGAATTTACTCCACACAATTACCTGCTGGAAAAACAATTAGTGTGGCGTATAACAAAGGTCCTTATATGATAGTAGATGCTAAGGATTTTAAAACTATGGGAAAAAAAGTATGAAAACAATAATGATGATTACCGTTGCTGTCTTATTGACAATGACAATGGCTAAAAGTGATGAGAAGACTAATACTATTACTGAAGTTGCTACGAATGTTGTGGCAGTACCAGGTAAAGTAAAAGACCATCTGACTAATGAATGGCAAGATATAAAAGAGTATCAAGCTAATAGTTGGGCTGAAACGAAACAAAGATGGCCTTGGAATAAAATCTTTAAGACTGAGGAAAAAAATGATTAATGGTGACTTTGTATGTACTAGTGCGAATGACGGTACAACTTTGTTTAGACCTGTGACTGCCAGAGGACATACTTTCTGGCAATCGCAAAACTTTAATCAATATGTAATAGATAACACAGAAGAATATTACATAGTAAAAAGCGTAGATAGTGAAAATATTTGTAATGAAATTAGAAAAAATAATATGGATTTTACTAGTTAGTTTATTTTTAACTAACTGTACAGCAACTAGAAGTAATGTAGGTGCCACACTTGGCGCAACTACAACTACCGGTTCATGTGTAGCAATGGGTGTTGAAAATCCTTATGCAATTGCTGCGTGTGCCGTGACTGGCGCATTCGCTGGCGCAGAGATTATGTACAACTCTGATTATGATGTACACAATGCAGTATTTGTAGATCACTTAAACAATGGACCAGGAACATCTTCATATACAAACTGGTATAATTCAAAAACTGGTAATAGTGGTATAATTAAAACTACTTCATCTTATTTGAAAGGTCCTATTAAATGTAAAGATTATAGTGCAACAGTAGATATTACTAACAACTGGCCATTAATTGGTGTCGGTGGGGTTAATAGAAATACTATCTTTGGTATTGCGTGTCAAATGCCAGATGGCAGATGGGTAGAACATAAAGGATAATTTATGATGAATTTTAAACAATTTTTGATGTTTATGTTTTCACTAATTGTAGTGGTTATTATATCAATGAATTGGGCAAGAGCAGAAGTAGAAGGATTAACAGAAGACTTATCTGGTGAAACAGCTAAGGTTATCGCTGTCGTTGAAGGTGATACGATATATTTTGAAGATGGTACAAAGATTAAAGAAAGTGAGTTTACAGAAACAGTAAGTAAGACTGAAAAAGTATTAGACAAGTTAGAGAAGATAGAACTAGCTAAAGGCAAAATTAAATATGACAAAATTAAAATTATATCACCTGAACGAAATAGTGGAACAGATCAATACTGTTTTGTTAAAGTAGTAATTAAACAAAAAGGGGATACTATTATTAAAGAAGAAATTTTGGAGTGTGCTGATGGCCGTAAGACATTTGATGGCCCTAGTTATTGGGAATTATTTGCTCAATTCTATTACCGTGATGTGTCTGCTCCCGAATACTGCCGATGGTATAGTCGGAAAAAACATGCTTTCAAAACGCCAGGGAAGACTTGTTTAAAAATAGATGGCGAGTGGGAAGTTAGATAATGATAAGAAACATAATAATACTTGTACTACTGTCAGTAATTGTCTTTGATGTATCAGGGGCACAATTTTTAGACTATGTTAGCGTAGCACTTGACAAAGCGCAAGATTTAGTATATAATGTAAAAAGTGAGGTTAAATAATATGAATAAAATGATGAAGATAGTATCAGTTGTCGCAGCGGGTCTTTTAATGGCTCAATGTTCGGCTACTTATAAGATGAAAAGTGAGAAAGGAAAAGTATTGAATCAAGTACCCAAATGGTACATGGCAGACTTTTCTGAAAAGAAAGCTTGTGATACACCTAGATTTGGTAAAGACAAAGATAAAATGTGTATCTTTGGTGTAGGTACAGCAGTTAGTCCTGATTTACAATTAGCAATAGAAAAAGGTATGATGATTGCTAAGGCAGAATTGGCTGACATAATCAAAGGCGAAATGAATAAATCGTCTAAACAATTTATCACAGAACTTGGTAAAAATCAGAACAAAACAACAGTATCAGAAGTTGAGTCAACGATTGTTAACTTAATCAATAATACACCTGTTAGAGGTTATGAAATCTTTGCTAAAGATGTGACAATCACTAAAAACAAATACTACAGAGTATGGATTGGTTTAAAATTACCAATGGGTGAGTATAACAAAATGTATCATTACACAATCGCAGAAGCTGTTGACGCATACAATGTCAAAGAGAAAGCACAGATTGCGTATGATGAACTGATGAAAGATGATACAAATGAAAATAACGATATACAGTAAAAACAATTGTACATTTTGTAATAAGGCGAAGCACCTAGTAAAAACGCTTGGCCTTACCTACGAAGAAAAAAAGATGGAAGAGTTTGACTCTCCTCAAGCTATGTTAGAAGACATTGGTAAACCTGTAAGAACTATGCCACAAATTAAGATTGATGATAAGTTAGTCGGTGGTTATAATCAACTTATAGAATACTTTACTGATAAAGGCTTAGTAAACTTTAAAGGTGAAGTAATTGACAAAAAATAAAGACTACGAGAATGTAATACCTTTTCCATCAAATAGAATTGTGGAGAAATCAACTACTGGACCTGTCAAAGATGACAAGTTTGCAAAGAAGTTAAAAGATGAACAAACAAAACAATTTATTGAAACTTCAGTAGATGATATTAGTATAAACTTGTTAAGAAGCTTTTACAATTTGGCTATTAAAACAAATAGAGAAAGTTTTACAAAAGACCTAGCTATGGTTGTTGATATGATGAGAGGATTGGTGTATAGAGATTTTGGTCTTAAACACCCAGCGCAATCATTGTCAGACAAATTAGTTGAGTTAAAGACACTTAAAGATGGTTCACAGAACGCTAAGATAGACTATACAAGTATTATGAATACAAAAGTTAAAACAGGTAAACCATTTAGTCCAGACATTAAAGACGAGCTTAGAGATATAAACGATTCAGCTGGTATGTTTGAGGGAGACCCACTAGATGATAAGTAAACAAAATTCGTTAAGAATCGCCTTCGCAGGTTGTAAAATAGTTAAATTAACAACTCAAATATATAAAGGAGTATATTAATATGTTAAACACAATAAAAAACCTTTTTGGTGCAGACGAGCTAGTAAAAGTTAAAACAGTAAAAAGAACTGCTGTTGAAACTAGAGGCAGAAAGTCTTTATCAAAAAAACAAAAAATTCTAAATCTTTTATCAAAAGGTGAGAATGTTGCTTGGTCAACTATTCAATCTAAATTTGATTTGGAATCACCAAGATCAATGATTGACACTCTAAGAGCTGAAGGTTATATGATTTTCGGTAATAGAGTTGGTGGCAAAAAATACTACAGAATGGGTGTTCCTACAAGAGCAATCATCGCTGCTGGTATCAATGCGTTATACGGAACTAAATTCAAGTATAACAACCACAAAGTTTCTGTAAAGAAATCTGATTTAATTGCACTTGATGCGTAATTAAATAATCATTTCAAGTTGGGGAGCATGCTCCCCATCTTGGCTCTTAATCTTAATATGACATTTTTACATGGAATTGGCCTTGGCTTGTTTGGTACCACATTTACAATCGTTGGTTTACTACTTGCCTATATAATATATGAAAGATATAGAAAAAACATTGAAAGAATTAGAAAAGAAAAAGAAAAAAAGATTATTGATGGCTTGTAGTAAAATGAAACCACAAAAACAATTAAAAGTAGATAGAACTGAATACCAAGAAACTGCTGATGTAATTAGAAGTGACCAAGTACCAGCAAGTCATATTGTAGAATACTTTGGTGATAAGAAGTTTTATAGTTGGTACAAAAAAAAATATTTAAATGATTAGAGAACTATTACAAAATGAAATAGCAGAACAAACTAGCGACAAAGAGGTCGCTGTTTTACTTTCTGGAGGAGTTGATAGTTTATCAGTTGCATTCGCAGCACAAAGATTAGGTAAAAAGATTACAGCTTATACATTTCATTTAAAAGATCAACCAAGTTATGATGCATTAAAAGCAAAAGAAGTATCAAAACTATTTGGTTGGGATTGTGTAGTAGTAGAAGTACCAACAGATAATTTAGAGAATGATTTTTTAAAATTAGTAAAAGAAGTAAGATGTAAAAAGAAAACACATTTTGAATGTTGTTTTCCATTTTTATATGTGTATCCTGAAATTAAAGAGCATGTTGTAATTAGCGGTTGGGCTGCTGATGGTTATTATGGTATATCTAAAAAAGCCATGATACATTATGGTCCAGGCAAAACGAAAGAAAAGTTTGATGAGTTTAGAAACAATTACTTTGATTATAATAATCAAGCTGGTTATTTGTGGCATGAACTTGTTGCTAGAAATAATAAAAAACAATTCTTAACTCCATATCTATCATTAAGAGTTAAAGAGTTTTTTTACAATATGACATGGGAAGAACTAAACAAACCATTTCAAAAACATATTGTAGTAAACGCATTTGAAGAATTTAAGAAGTTTAAATTTAAGAAACATATTAATCTACAACTAGGTGCTGGAGTAGATAAGTTATTTGAAAAATTATTAGATAATAGAACTATCAATTTTAAGAATAGAAAAAGAGTTATGGATATAGCCAGAGATTGGTCTGATAAATCTGAACCAATAGGGATATTACCCATATGATAAAAGAAAAACTAATTACAATTGCTAAAAATACTTCACTAATAATAGATGAATATAAAATGATGGAACTTCTTCAAATGAAAAGAAGATGGCCTTTACATTATTCTTCAGGTCAACCAAGTGTAGAAATTATTAACAACTTTAATTCGGATAATAAAGGAGAAATATTTGATTATAATGGTTATCTAAATTTTGATACATGGAAACATTATTATGATTTAGGGTTTACTTCTATTATATCAAATGTATTAGACTTAACAACTGAATTAAGACAACTTAATAAACAATTAGCTGATAGTATAGGAAAACAAATAAACGGCAATTTTTATTTTTCTAAAGGAACAATAGATAATAAACCTAGTTTTCCAGCACATCAACATGACTATGAAGTTATGATTAAACCAATTTTTGGAGATTCATCATGGCTTATAGATGATGTACAAATTAATGTAGAACCTGGTCAAATTATTTGGTTAGAAAAAAACCAAACACACCAAGTTATTGAATCAAAAGAACCAAAATTATCTTTAACAATGAATGTAGGCTCATAATGATATTAGTAGATTTAAACCAAGTATTGATTTCAAACTTAATGGCTCACACAAGAGGTCAATTAGATGAGATGCCAGACAAAGATATGTTAAGACACATGGTCTTAAACTCGCTGAGAGGTTATAACATCAAGTTTAAAGGTGAGTATGGAAAAACTATACTATGTGCTGATGGTGCTAATCCATGGCGTAGAGATATATTCCCTTATTACAAACATGCTAGAAGAAAAGGCAGAGAAGAAGATAAGAAAGATTGGACTAGTCTATTTCAATTGATTAGTGAGATCAGAGATGAACTTGCTAAAAACTTTCCTTACATAGTTTTACATATTGATGGAGTTGAAGCAGATGATATAATAGGTGTATTAGTAAAAGAAAATCACAATAAAGAAAAAATTATGATTATTTCGGGTGATAAAGATTTTATACAACTTCAAAAATACTCAGGCGTCAAACAATATGCACCTATACAAAAGAAATTTATAGAAGATGAAGACCCAATTAAATTTTTACATGAACAAATTATTAAGGGTGATAGATCAGACGGTATACCAAATATATTAAGTGCTGATAATGTATTCGTAATAAAAGAAAAACAAAGACCTATAAATAAAAAGAGATTAGAGGAATGGGTAAATATAGAAAACATACCTCTTGGTTCAGAAACTAAAAAGTATTATGAACGAAACAAGAAATTGATAGATTTAGGTGAGATTCCTAGTCATATATATAATGATATAAATAATAAGTATAAAACATATGAAGTACCTAGTAGGACGCTACTTTTAACATACTTCATAGAAAACAAACTGAAGTCATTGATTGAAAATATAAATGATTTTTAATAACATGCATGGAGAAATATAATGGAAGAAAAGCAACAAAGTCCTAACAATCCTAACCTTATACCTAAGAAGGCAATGGAAAGTATGGCTCGTACTAAAGGTGATAGTCAAGTCCTAGTAAGTGAAATTTTCACCAAAATTAATAACGCAAAAGATAAACCTAAAAAAATAGAAATCTTAAAGGAGTATGATAATGCTGCGCTAAGACAACTATTAAAAGGTTGTTTTGATCCAAAGATTGAATGGGATTTACCACCAGGAATACCACCATTTATTAAAAATGAAGCGCCTGCTGGAACAGAACATACATCTTTGTTGGTTGAGAGTAAAAAGCTATGGCACTTTGTTAAAGGTGCAGATACCTTAACAAATAGATTAAAAAAAGAAACACTATTCATACAAATATTAGAAGGTTTACATGAAGCTGACGCTAATGTATTACTTGATGTAAAGAATGGAACGCTGAATAAGACTTATAAAGGTCTAACAGCAGATATGGTAAAAGAAGCATTCGGTTGGAATGACGATTTTGTAAGACCATAGAATCATAGTAAATAAAGGGTGCGACATTTCATGTTCACCCTTTGTTCCCCCCAAAATATACGAAATTACTAGCAAATAACCGGTTGACAATCCTCTAATTTTATGATATATTATAAATATGAAAGAGAGGAAATTATATTATGCGTAAATTTTTGATAACTGTAATAGTATTAAATTCTATTATATGGTTTGGACTGTCTAGTCTAGCCAATGCTGAGGATAACGACTACGGCAAAGCAGTTGTAGGCTCTGTTATTCAAAGTACAATCAACGGTGACAAGGTTAACACCGAGGCTCTAATGAACTATGAAATGGAAAAACTAATACACAGTTTTTCTATTGAGGCAATTAGTATTTTACAAGCATACTTACCATACATTTTGGAAGGTATCGCACAAGATTTAAGACTTAAAGCAGATAAAGAATACAAATGTTCTCTGCTGAAAGGTAGTAAGATAGAAGATGATTGTAGATAATTTTTGGTTATTACCAATTGAATTGAGAGTTTTAATATTATATGGTGTAGTTGCACTTACATATACATTTTTAAAGGAAACAATTTATAATAAATGCCAAGACAAAAACCAAAAAAATCAAAAGTGAAAAAAATCTTAAAGAGAGAGTTGGCGAGTCGTAGAAAGTACAAGACAACTTACAAAGATATTCAAAAGTATTTTAAATTTATCAATAAGGT